CTCGCTTGGGTATATCGGGATAGATCAGACGAGGCGGACGAGGCCAATAATGGGACTGAGTGAACGTATGTCAGATTTGGGGAGAGGGAATGGTTTGAAGCGCTTATTTTCAGAGACGCAAAGGATACATTCGTCGTCTTTCTCATACTCTTCGACGTATTTGACGATCACTCCTTGGCTGGTATCAAGGACATATACTCCGCCCCATTGAAAAAAGAGAATGTTCGGAATTTTTCGACAGGCAATAATGTCACCACTATTGTAGAGTGGCATCATAGAGTCACCGGAGACACGAATGAGGAAATTTGCTCCTTTTGCTTCGAACTCTGGAATAGAATAGCGTTCACAATCTTCGAGATATACCCCTTCGCCATCTGTGGAAGGAAATCCGGCAATGGCGTCAAAAGAGATAAGGGGTATACCCTTGGTTGATTTTCTTGCCTTTTTTCCTTGCCGATTAGCTATTTTCTTTGTATCTTTTGTATAAGATAGAGGTTCTTCTGTAGCAGGTGTATCCTCACAGGTACCTTTTGTTTTTATCATTGCCCCTCGACCTGTAAGAAGCCACTCCGCAGATAGATCAGGATATGTAGTTAAAATTTTAACTATCATATCGCCGCCTATTTGGCTCTGTAGATTCTTACCCTTAAAGTTACTGTCTTTAATGCTTGTAGCATCAAAGAAGTCTACTTTTTTTATCCCCTTAAAATCCAAAAAAGCAAGAATTCTTTCCTTGATGGTTAAAATATCTCCCATTTTTCTTGTGTAGCTAAAATTTCCACTATATCTTTGCAGCGTATTCCATTTGGAAGCGCGGCCAAAGATGGGAAAAAAGGCCGAAAATTTCGAATTTTAAGGATTAAAGATTATGAACAAGAAAAAACTTTCGGTTACTGAAATTCCAAGATTTCTGAATGAGCGTTTACAAGACAGTCGGGCAATTCGTAACGCAGAAGCGTATGATAAGCCTCGAAAACTTGCCGGAGATGCAGTGCACGCTGCATACCGACGGAGATTAGCAGCACCACACGGGCGGTTTGTTTCTCACTCCCATCTTCTTGTGCGTATTGACCGACAGAGAGCTGTATGTCAGTGTTGCGGTCAAAGCTACCCTTTAACGCCCTCAGGTGATTTAGACAGGGATCAATTAGTTCAAGAAGCACTTTCTCGTCCATTGTTTGGTCGAGAGGGACAATGTCGATTGTAAGTAATACTGTAGGTACCATATTTTTTCTATTTGGAATTTGGCCATAAAGTTGGTGAAATTAAACGAATTAAAATAAGTTAGATTATGAAAAAGTACATTCACATTCAGAAAGCGGATCGCGAGTTTATTGCGAAGGTATTCAAGGTTTCCAAGCGTACCGTGTATAACGCCATTCACTTTGAAGACATGGATGAGGGTAGCGAGCTTGCGAAGAAGATACGCAAGCTGGCCTTGGAACGTGGCGGTATTGTGATGGTGGAGGCTCCGGAATGGGAGGTTTTGCACGATGCGGACAATTTCATGAGGTATTACAATGGCGATGTACTGCTGGAGTTCTCAAAAACAGAGCCTGTGTGCGATGTGTACAAGAAGGGTGAGAAGGTGCGTCACTTTGAGAACGTGATGACGAGCGATATTCAAGGCATTCAAGACTGGGCTGCGACGTTGGGATAAAGGAGAGTGCGGTATGGAGTATTACGGTAATAAACTTTGCATATCCTACCACGAGCTTGTGGACAGCGGAATTATGACCGAGCCTAATTACAAATATAAGGCTTGGAAAGGTCAGATAGACGTTGTCCGTCGTGGAGGTGGTGCGAATGGCTGTTGTGCTCTGATTGCCATAGACAGTTTGCCGACAAAATACAAGGAGGCTGTCGAGGAAATGTATCCCGGTGGCGACAAGGTTCGCATCAAGACGTGGGTGCTTTCCAATTATGAGATGGACCAAGCTGCTGTTGCCTTCTTCCATGATCGCAGCAAGACAGGTATCGACCTTGACGAGAAAAAGAAACGTGAGTATATCATCAATGCCTCGGTGCTGAACTGCTGCATCAAGCTTTATGAGCGCGCACGGGACAGCCAACGCCTGTTCGGTGGCAGATACAACTGGGATATGATGGCAAAGACCATCGAGACCTTGCGCGAGGAACTGGGACACACGCTCCCTGCCAGTACGCTGCGCTTCAGGAAGAAGGTAAACGACTACAAGCGCAACGGCTACGGCTGTCTTATCAGCGGCAAGTTCGGCAACCAGAGCGCAAGGAAAGTGGATTACAAGACCAAACAGCTGGTTCGTGGCTTGGCTGTCTTGCCCAACAAGCCCTACAACAGCAATGTACATGAGATGTATATCAGCTTTGTATGTGGTGAGCTTGATGTTTATGACCCGAAGACCGGAGAGCTCTTCAACCCCGATGATTTCACGGATAAAAACGGTGATCCGAAGTATCTCAGCGAAAGCACCATCAACAACATACTGAACGAGCCGGCAACCAAGATGCTGATAGAGAAATCGCTGTCGAGCTGGAGCACCTTCATGCACGAGCAAATGCCTTATATGCACAGACACAGCGGACACTTCTCACTGAGCCAGATCACGATGGACGACGTGGACCTGACACGAAAGCTGAAGGACACGAAGCAACGTGTACATGCTTACTATGCCTACGATGTGGTGAGCCAGTGCGTGATAGGCGCAAGCTATGCGAGGAAGAAGGACGAGCGGCTCGTAGTGGATTGCTTCCGCGATATGTTCCGGCTGATAGCCAGTAACGGCTGGGGCATTCCTGCCGGTATCGAAGTGGAGAACCACCTGATGAGTCAGTACAAGGAGGGCTTCCTGAAAGCCGAGACGGTGTTCAAGTTCGTGCGCTTCTGCGCCCCTCTGAACTCACAGGAGAAATATGCCGAGCCTCTGAACGGTGCGAAGAAGCGCAGCGTGATACACAAGAACCACGAGGGTATCGGTCGTTTCTACGGCAAGGGCAAGTGGCGTCAGGAGTATCAGAAAATCAGCGACGAGACCAACGAACTCTACGAGGACAAGGAATATTTCACTTGGGAGCAGCTGGTTGCCGATGACCGTAAGGACAATGAAGAGTGGAACAACATGCTGCACCCCAACCAGAAGATGTATCCGGGAATGACGCGCTGGCAGGTGCTGGAGGCAAACATCAACCCGAACCTGCTGCCATACGACGCGAGAACGCTTGCCTATCATATCGGTGAAAGAGTGGAAACGAGTATTCGCAGAAATTCGACCGTAAGGGTGGCACACGAAGACTGGTGGCTGAGCAGCACGAGCGTACTGGAACGGCTGGAACCGAACAATTATAAGGTAACAGCCTGTTATCTTCCCGATGATGAAGGCGCTCCACAGGAGGTGTTTATTTATCAGAAAGGCAAATACATCGACACCGTGGAGAAAGTGAATACTTACAGCCGTGTTATGGCCGAACAGACGGAAGAAGACCAAGCTGCATTCGTGGAACAGCAGAAAAAGATAGCGAAGTTCAACAAATATGTTGAGGACAACGCCATCGACAGACTGGGAATACTGAAGCCGAGCCAACAGACACAGCAGGAGGTACTGGAACTGAAACCCTCCGCTCCTCTGAAATATGAGCCAAAAATGCCATTGCCAAGCGCATCGGACAGAGCGGTCGCAGACATATAGAATAACGTTAAAATGCCATTAGAATATGATTAGTGAGACTCAAAAGCAGCGGATTTTGGAGGCGATAGCAGCCAACCGCAAGAACTATCCGAGTGATGCGAAGCACGCATCGGCACTGGGTATCTCTCCAAGTGTCTATAACGGCTTGAAAAAAGGCCAGACGGAGAAAGCGCTGAGTGATGCCAACTGGGTAAACATTGCCCGGAGGCTGGACGTGAACCTCCGAGAGACGATAGAATGGAAAGGGGCACAGACGGAAACCTTCAGGTATATCAGCCTACAGATGGAGGCGTGTCAGGAACGCAGTCTGAGCGTGATACTCTGCGACCTGCCCAACATCGGCAAGACCTATACGGCACGCTGGTATGTACACGAACACCGTAACGCTGTGTACGTCGATTGCTCACAAGTGAAGACGAAGCGTGCGTTGGTCAAGAAGATAGCACAGGAGTTTGGTGTCGGCATCAGCGGCAAGTATCAGGACACCTACGAGGATCTCGTGTATTACCTGCGCTCTATGGAGCGGCCGTTGGTAGTGTTGGACGAAGCCGGGGATTTGCAGTACGAGGCATTTTTGGAACTAAAGGCATTGTGGAACGCAACGGAAATGTGCTGTGGCTGGTATATGATGGGAGCAGACGGACTGCGTGCCAAGATAAACAGGATGGTGGAACATCAGAAGGTGGGCTATGCCGAGATATTCTCACGCTATGGCGGTAAGTACAGCCGTGTAACGCCTGACCAAGAAGATGACCGTAGGGAGTTCCTGCTGGAGCAAGCCCGTGCCGTGGCCAGCGTGAACGCATCGAAAGGCACGGACATTGGTCAGATAGTACGCAAGAGCGGTGGCGGTCTGAGGCGAGTATATACAGAAATCGAAAAATTGAAGAGAGGAGCATGATTATGATGACAAAAATAGAAATGCAGTATATGAATGCGGTCATACAGATGAACCGTAGGCAGAGAGACCACGAGATTGATTGGGAGCAACGCCGTTACGAACTGGCTAAATCAGCCTTATTTGTGGCACCAATGATTAAAGAAGATAAAGGTCCAATAACAGCAGAACTTATTGCCAAGTATGCAATAGAAATTGCAGACGCAACTGTTATGGAACTTATCAAAACGGAAAAATGACGAAACGCGCATACAGTCCCAAAGAGATTGCAGCCAAGAAATGGGTAACATTGCCTTGGGGTGAGCAGTGGAGTGAGCCGTTTGGCTTCCCTGCCGAAAATGCCTCTTGGTTTATCAGCGGGGCGAGTGCGCAGGGCAAAAGTTCATTTGTTATGCAGTTGGGCAAGGAACTGTGCAAGTATGGTCCTGTTCTCTATATGAGCTATGAGGAACGTGTAAACCAGAGTTTTCAGCGCCGAATGGACTATTTGGGAATGAACGAGGTACAAGGACGTTTTCGAGTTGTAACCGATGATTCGATAGAGGAACTTGCCGAGCGTCTTTCCAAGCCCAAATCCCCGAAATTCATTATCGTGGACTCTTATCAAGTGGCATACGACGATTTCGGATGGACTTATCCTGCTGCTGTTACCTTGATGCGCCGTTTCAATCGCAAGTGCTTCATCTTCATCAGTCAGGAAGACAAAAGTGAGCCAACAGGCAAACCGGCACGACGGCTCAGGTATATCTGCGATATGAAGGTTCGTGTGATGGGTTACAAAGCCTACTGCTTGGGCAGGTCAATCGGTGAAGCCGGAAACCATTATGTAGTCTGGAAAGAAGGTATATTGAAAACAAGTAACAATCTGTGATATGGACGAGAAAGAAAAATGCTGCATCTGCGGCAAAGAGATAGAGGGGATGGGTAATAATCCCTATCCTGTGAGAACGGAAGGACGGTGCTGCCGATATTGCAACTATACCGTGGTACTGCCCGAAAGAATAAGACTATCAAAACAAGATCGCTATGAGCAAGGAAAGACGGATAATTGAAATTGAACCAGGTCTAATGACTCCAGGTGGACGTATGACAGACCATATCGAGAGCCGTGGACACCAGTGCCCATACTGCCAAGGCAACGGCTATCATTGGCAGGAAGACGATTGGCAGGGAAGCGACAAGCAGGA